CTTGACATAAGAAAAATGGCTCAATATCGTTTTGTTTAATTGTGCAATAGGAAAGTTAGTGGCGAACCTTTTTACTTCAACAAATTATCCAACCCAAGTTCCAGATTCTCTTACTGTTGGGGATCGTTGGGTGTGGAAAAGAACAGCGATGGTCGCTGATTATCCTGTTGCAACTTACCAGGTAAAATACTCATTCAGATTGCTCACATCAGCAGCCACTGAAATCGCTATTACAGCAACTGAAAACACTGATCCTGATGAATACATTATTGAGGTGGGTTCAAGCACTACTGGTTCATATACTGCTGGGGATTACACATACCAAGAATACATTGTCAGAAGTTCAGATTCTGAAAGATTGGTTTACAGCACAGGAATCGTCACAGTCGAACCTGATTTGGACACCGACACTTCAGATCCAAGATCAAATGCAAGAAAGATCCTAGATGGACTCAGAGCCATGTTAGAGAATCGTGCATCGATTGATCAAATGTCAATGAGCATTGCTGGTAGATCACTCAGTCGAATGACACCAGCTGAGATCAGAGATTGGGAAAGACACTATTCCTATCTGGTCAGCAAAGAAACCAAAGAAATGAGAATCAAAAAAGGTCAGCCAACTGGCTCTGAAATCAAGGTGAAATTCTAATGGCATGGTATGACAGATTATTGGGTCGCAAGAAAAAAGGTACTCCATTCAAAAGATCCTATGCTGGTGCAAAAGGCGGTCGATTGTTTGCTGACTGGATAGCTGGAAACAACTCGGCTGATCAAGAAATATCAGGTGCATTGCAAACCTTGAGAGATCGATCAAGAGCATTGGCAAGGAATGATGGATATATATCCAGGTATTTAAAAATGCTTGTTAATAATGTGGTCGGTCATTCTGGAATTCGTCTATCGATGAAATCACGAAATGACGATGGCACTTTGGATATTGCTGGAAACCAAATCATTGAAGCTGCTTGGCATGATTGGTGTCGAAATGGAATACCTACTGCAAATGGCAGACAGAGTTTCATTGATTGCCAACAGTTGTTCGTTGAATCATTAGCCAGAGATGGCGAAGTGTTGATTCGACATCTCAGATCAGACAATCGTTTTGGTTATCAGATTCAGTTTCTTGAAGCCGATCATTTAGACGAGAACTACAGCACCAAAAACCAGGACACTGGCAATGGTGTGACGATGGGTGTCGAAACCAATTCATTTGGAAAAGCAGTTGCTTATTACATTTTGAAGAATCACCCAGGGTCATCGATGGGTTATAACTACAACAACAAATATATTCGTCTACCAGCTGAGGACATGATTCATGCTTATATGCCAAATCGTGCTGAACAAACCAGGGGAGTTCCCTGGACATCGCCAGTTTTAGCAAGAATGAAAATGCTATCTGGTTTTGAAGAATCAGCAGTGGTATCAGCAAGGGTTGGGGCAAGTAAAATGGGATTTTTGGTTTCACCAGATGGACAGGATTATATCGGTGAAGGCACTGAGGATAATTTCACTCCTATCATGGATGCAGCACCAGGCACAATTGAGCAACTACCAGCTGGGACTGAATTCAAATCTTGGGATCCTGATTATCCCAACACTACATTTGAGCCTTTCCAAAAAGCAATCCTTCGTGGGATAGCATCAGGTCTTAATGTTTCATATGTCGAACTGGCTAACAATTTGAATGGTGTAAATTATTCATCCATTCGACAAGGTGTGATGGCAGATCGAGATCAATACAGAATGATTCAAAGATTTTTGATTGATCATTTTATCGAGCCTGTATTTAGAAGATGGCTTCTGAGTGCGATGACCACCAGGGCGATAGAACTACCAATCAGCAAATACGACAAGTTTGCAAACAGCTCAACATTCATACCGAGATCGTGGACTTATGTAAATCCACTTCAGGAGATTCAAGCACAAATACTCGGTATGCAAAATGGACAAGTCACAATGCAAGATGTTCAAGCAAACTTCGGCAGAGATGTCGATGAATTGCTTGAAACAATCAATGCTGAAAAAGCATTGGCTGAACAGTATGGAATCGAAATGGCTTTTGAGCCTTTCGGAGTTCCTAAAACAGCTGTTCAACCAGATATTGATGAGGAAAGTGAGTGATGGTGGTGGGTGCATTTTGGGTGATGCAAGGCAAAGAGACAGGTTTTTCTCCAACCTGTTTGAGTGAGGTGTCAGGGTCTTTGCAAATGAAGGAAGAAGAACAAGAAGAAAAAGAAATAATCTTTGAAGTCGATGAGGATTTAGAAGAAATAATCGGAGAAGAAATGGTGATTGTTTTTACACCAGTAGAAGAAGTTAAACAATTTATAGTGAGTGAGGAAGATGTCTCAATTCACTGAAAAAGAATTTGAATCGAGAGATTCAAAGGGCGAGTCGAAAGACTTGAAAGATAATCTTCATATCAAAGAGGAATTAAACATGAAAGAAGAAAATCTAATTCTCTCTGAGAATGAGGGAAATGAAGTCCAGTCAGAATCCGATGATAGAGTTTCTGGTGAAGAAAAGATGTTTAGATCGGTTGATCTATCCAGGGCAGAATTTATCGATGAAGATAAAAGAACTGTTCGCATTGCATTGACATCAGAAGCACCTGTCAGACGACCTTTTGGCTGGGAAATACTCGATCACTCTCAAGAGTCGATCAATACGGATTTTATAAGCCAGGGTCGTGCGCCTTTGCTTTTGGATCACGATATGAGCCGACAGATTGGAGTCATTGAGAAATTTCAACTAGACGAAGATAGTAAGCGGACACTTGCTAAGGTCAGGTTCGGTCGATCTGAACTCGCTAGTGAGATTTGGCAAGATGTAGTCGATGGCATTCGATCAAATGTTTCTGTCGGCTATTCAATCACAAACATGGAAAGAGATAACAATGCTGATGAGCCAACCTATAGGGTGGCATTCACTCCATTGGAAGCTAGTATCGTTTCGATCCCAGCTGACCAGAGTGCAAATGTCGGTGTTGCTAGATCCGAACCATCTGAAATAAACCCAGGAACTGAAACTGAATCGAATGAAGAAACAGTTGAGGTTGCTGATGAATCTAACACTCAAACTATAGAGGAAAAAACAATGAGTGAAGTAGAAACAAAAGACATTGAAATTAATGTCGATGATGTTCGAAACGCTGCTGTAAAAGAAACCAGAGAGAGTATCGCCAGAGCAAATGACGAAATTCTTGAATTGGGTTCTCGCCACAATCAGTCTGAGTTAGCTAGAAAAGCAATCAGAGAAGGAGTATCTATTGAAGATTTCAGAGGGCAACTTCTGAACTCACTTCCTGTTGATCAGCCATTAGACACTAAAGAGATCGGTTTAACTGAAAAGGAAACTCGTCAATTTAGTATTCTTAAAGCTGTTCGCGCTATGGCTAATCCAGCTGACATTAGAGCGCAAGAAGCAGCCAAGTTCGAATTTGAATGCTCTGCTGCTGCGAAAGACACTTACGGAAGGAACACTTCTGGTCTAACGCTACCAGCCGAGGTAATGCATAACTGGAACGCTAGGGATATCAACACATCGGATGATGCTGGTGGTGTCGGCGAAAGATTCCTTCCTGGATCTTTCATTGAAGCCCTAAGAAATGCATCAGGCGTAATTGCTGCTGGTGCAACACTTCTTAGAGACCTAGAAGATAATGTCAAAATACCAAAGGCAACAGGAACTTCAACAGCTGCTTGGATCAGTGCTGAGGGCGGTGCTGCTGCTGAGTCAGAAATGACACTCGGCTCAGTCACAATGTCTCCAAAGACTGCAAGTATGTATACAGAAGTCACAAATCAAATGATGCAACAATCAACACTAGACATGGAGAATATCATTCGAAATGATCTAGCTGCTGGTATTGCAAACTTGATTGACACTGGTGCATTGGCTGGATCTGGATCTTCTGGACAGCCAACTGGTATTGATAACCAAACTGGTGTGAATACACAATCATTCGCTAGTGCATCAACTCCAACTTTCGCTGAAATAGTAGCGATGGAAGGATCTGTGCTTGGTGATAATGTTGTATTGAGCAACCCTGGTTATCTAACAACTTCTGCTGTTGCAGCAAACATGAAATCAACTAGCAAGGACACAGGTTCTGGCACCTTCATTCTTGACAATGGTCAAGCAAATGGACACCCAGTATATGTTTCCAATGCAGTTGCTTCTGGTGTTGCATACTTTGGAAATTGGGCTGATCTTCTTATCGGTTTCTTTGGTGGAATCGATATTCTTGTTGATCCTTATAGCAACTCTGCAAATTCTGTGACTCGATTAAGAGCCACTCAGTTTGTCGATATCGCTGTAAGACACGCTCAATCCTTCACAAAAGGAAGTGCTTAATTAGTGTGGTGGGTTGGCTAATAACCGACCCACCTTTTTTGTTATGAAAAAATACACAGTTTTAAAAGGTTGCGGAATTGCTGGAACATTCCATGAGCCTGGCGACACAGTTGAGGTATCTGAAAAAGATGCCCCTGGCTTGTTGGCAGCACAGCAGATAACTCATCATGCAAATGTTGAAAAGCCTGTTGATCGTTCAGTTGGATTGAAGAAAAGCACTTCTAAAACCAAGAAGCGATCTAAGTGATATGGTTCTTGAAAGCAGTAATGATCTCGCTGGGTTCTTTGATACTGACGCTCATGGTAGTTCGGCAAGTATTACAATTGATGGGTCTGCATCAACTATTGATGTGATCTTTAATCGAGAATACTTTGAAATACCAGGTGAAGAAGTAGGAGTTCAAAGCAGTCAGCCTGTTTTTTACTGCCGAACAGCCGATGTCACAAATGTTGAGCAAGGTGACACCATTCAAGTGGATAGTGTCACCTATAACATCGTTTCAGTTCAGCCTGATTTTACAGGTGTGACTGTTTTGATTGGTGAGACTCAATAATGGCTCATGTTCGACAACAGATCAGAGAAAGAGTTGCAACTGAGGTGACCGGATTAACTACAACTGGCAGCAAGGTCTATCAGTCAAGGGTTTATCCATTGCAAAGTTCAAATCTTCCAGGATTGTTGATTTATACAACAGCCGAAAGTTCAGAGCCGATTGATATGGGTGGAACATCAAGATTGATGAACAGAGTTTTATCAATCAACATCGAAGCATATGTGAAAGCAACTTCGAATTATGATGACACCATCGATACAGTCTGTTCTGAAGTTGAGACTGCTTTGGGTGGATCAACTGTAAATGGGTTGGCAAAAGATATTTATCTTGAGTCAACTGATATCAACTACCAGGGCGAAGGCGATCAGCCATTGGCGATTGCAACAATGACCTGGAATTGTGAGTATCAGACTGCTGCAAATGCACCTGATACAGCACTATAGGACTGCTTAGGCAGAATATAATTTTAATATAGAGGAATAAACAATGGCTCATGTAGGAAAAGATGGAGTTGTTAAAGTTGGATCTGATGCTGTGGGATCTATTCGATCGTTCAGTGTTGATTACAATAGCGATACAGCTGAAACAACAAAAATGGGTGATGCTGCTCGAACTTATACAAGTACGCTAAAATCATGGTCTGCTTCAATTGATGCAATTTGGCTCGAAGATACCGATGCTGGACAACAAGCATTGAATCCAGGTGATGAAGTCACACTTAATCTATACCCAGAGGGTGCAGATAGTGGTGATACTTATTACACTGGCACTTGTATAGTGACAGGGGTTTCGGTTTCAACATCATACGATGACATTGTAATGGTTTCGTTCACTGCTCAAGGCGATGGCGATCTAAGCATTACAACAGTCTAAGATGGGTAGTCCAATCGAGAATGTTAAGTCGCATTTTGCGAGTCTTGACATTAGAAAACTTGAAGTTGAAGAATGGGGTACAGATGGAGAGCCTTTGGTGATCTATGCAAAACCACTCACTTTGGATATTTCAAACAAACTGCAAAAGTTGGCAAGAAACAGCGACATGGAAATGATGGCTTTGGCGATCATTCATTGCTCAATGGATATTGATGGAAATCGTTTATTCGATCTTTCGGATAAAGCTGCATTGATGAAAAAGGCTGATGTTGCTGTTGTCAATAAAGTGGCAACCTGGATATTCCAGTCAGATGAGACTGTCGAGAAAGTTGAAAAAAAGTAAAGGCTTCTATTGACTTACAAAACAGGTATGCATTGGCTGAACATTTGCACAAAACATTGGCAGAAATAGAAGCAATGACAGTAGAAGAATACAAAGGTTGGTTGGCATATATGAACATACAAGCTGAGAAACAAAAGAATGGCAAAAACTAAGAACATCGGATTTAAGTTTACTGCAATCGACAAGACGAAGGCTGCTTTCAATGCGATTCAAAGTAGCTTGAGCAAGGTCGGTTCAGCTGCAAAAACAGTTGGCAAAGGCTTACTGGCGGTCACAGCTGCTGTGGCTGCTGCTGCAACTGCTTTTGGTGCATTGGTTCTTAAACAATCAGAAGCCATTGACAAGATCGGCAAGGTCAGTTCAGTCACAGGGGTGTCGACAGATTTACTTCAGAAATTCGGCTTTGCTGCCGAACAAGCTGGGGTCACAGTTAAGAATGCTCAGCTCGGTTTGAGAAGATTCAGCCGAAGGGTTGGTGAAGTTGCCAATGGTACTGGTGAATTGAAAAGAGCCTTAGATGCACTCGGAATCAGTGTTTTTAATTTGGATGGTACAACCAAATCGACAGAGCAAGTCTTATTTGAGTTCGCTGATGGCATCGCAGCCACAGAGAATGCAAGTGAGAAACTAGCATTCGCATTTAAGGGGTTTGATGCTGAGGGTTCTGAACTCGTCAACACATTGCATAAGGGATCAGCTGGATTAAAAGAAATGTTTGCTCAAGCTGAAAGGCTTGGATTTGTCCTGGATGCAGAAGCCATTAAAAATACTGAAATATTCAGAGATCGTCTAAATGAACTCACTCGATCAATCGATGGTTTCACAAGACGAGTTGTTTCAGAGTTGACACCAGCATTATCAGGAATGATCACAGATATTACCGATACAATGGTTAAGTTCGCAGAAGAAGCTGGTGGTTTTGATAAATTGGGTCAACAGTTTGCGAGGGGAATCATTGATGCATTTATTATGATGCTAAGAGTTTTAAAACAAGTCGGAGAAGCCTTCGAATATTTGTTGGATATGATTGGATTCGAAAGTGAAGCTGTCAAATCATTGAAAGCAGAACTCGCCATGTTGAATCAAGAACAAAGAGATTACAATCAAGCGACAATGGGGTTCGGTGGCATACTTGAGGAAAATGCTGCAAGAATTAAAGAATTAGAAGCTGAACTTGCAAGATTACAAGGTGGTTCAAATTTCCTTGATGATTCCATAGCAGCAGCTGAAAAATTTAAAAATAAAATAGGTGAAGGAACATTAGCTGTGGGTGGTCTGCTTGGTACTACTGAGGATGGCGCAGAAGTATTAGAAAATAATGTTGGTGAAATCTTAGGCAGTATCAGAACAGCAGTCAAAGTCACATCGACAGCGATGCAAGGTGCATTCACAGAGTTTTTCAATATCACCTCACAGAAGTTTATGGATTTCAAAAGCCTGGTCAGTTCTTTATTGAATACCATCATCAGTGAGATGACTAAGGCATTCGTGCAAAACAAGTTTATGAGTTGGCTAGGCGGTACAGCCTTTGGATCATTCTTGGGTCTTGAGGGTAAAGCTGCTGGTGGAACAGTCACAGCTGGAAGACCATATCTAGTCGGAGAGAAAGGTGCTGAGTTATTTGTACCGAACCAAACAGGAACCATCGTGCCAAACGATAAAATGACTGGTGGTGCAACCACAGTCAATGTTGCATTTAATATCACTGCTTGGGATTCCAAAGATGCAACCCAGGCAATCGCAGAACAAGCACCCAACATTGTCTCTATAGTCGAAAATAGTTTTAGGCGCAGAGGACAAATTCTAGGGGCGACATAATGGCTGGTACTTTTCCATCATCACCAGCAGCATCTGATGTCTCAGTTCAATCAATTGAACCCACTTTGGTTTCAACCACTATCAGTTTAAAAAGACAGGTCAGATCCAGGGGTGGTCAACGATGGCTGCTCAATGTTTCTTTTCCACCTATGACCAGGGCAGAGTTCGCCCCAATCTATGCTTTTTCAGTTAAGCAAAAAGGA